GCATCATCGTGGCGAACAGCACCGACAGCATGAAACCTCTGCTGACTGGTGCAGATTTTCAGGTAGCGTTCACCGCAGAAGATCGCCTGCAGGCATCAATCCGCAAAATCATGATGGCCGACCAGCTGCAGCCGCAGGACGGTCCCGCTATGACCGCCACCGAAGTGCACGTGCGTGTCGCGCTGATTCGCCAGCTGCTTGGCCCGGTGTATGGCAGGTTCCAGGCTGAATATCTCCAGTTGCTGGTTGTGCGCTGCTTCGGCATCGCTTACCGCGCTGGCATTTTCTCCCCGCCGCCTGAGAGCCTGCAGAACGCCAATTTCAACGTGCGCTACATCTCACCGCTGGCACGCGCCCAGAAGCTGGAAGACGTGACGGCAATCGAACGCCTCGGCGTTAACGTGCAAAACCTCGCGGGCATCAGCCAGGACGTTGTTGATCTCATCGATACCGACGAGGCCACGCGCGTTGTGGCCGATGCGCTTGGCGTCCCGGCTAAGGTTATTCGCTCGTCCGATGCGGTGGCGGATCTCCGTGACCAGCGCCAGAAAGCACAGCAGCAGGCAGCACAGCAGCAACTCATGATGCAGGCGGGCAACGAGGCGGCCAGTGCCGCAGGGCAGACCGCTGGCGCGGCAATAGGGCAACGACTGGCAGGCAACCAATGAGAATAAAACAGGCTACGCCTCAGGACTTTAAGCGCATTTTCGAAGAGATGCCTGGCGGTTCTCAGGTGCTGGAAGAATTAACGCGCCGCTTCGGGCGTGCGGCGTATGTCCCCGGCGGTACCGAGGGCGACCGCGAAACGTGTTACAGGGCAGGGCAGCGATCCGTACTGGATTACATCCTGCGCGAAATCAACAAGGCCGATGGAGTAGAAGACGATGTGGAAGCTTAAACACTTATTCATGAACGCTGAGCAGGGCGCAGAACAGCCGGGCGGCGGTAACAGAGGTGGTGAAGATGGTGGCAATAATCAGGGTACTGGCGAACCTTCTGGCAATTCTCTGCTCAGCACCGGTGCGGGCGAACCGGGTGCTAATGACTGGATTCCTGAGAAATTCCGCGTTATGGGCGAGGACGGAAAACTCAGTATTGAAAGCTCTGCCCGCAAACTGGCGGAAAATTACACTCACCTTGAAAAACGCATGGGCAGCGGCGACGCACCGCCGAAAACGTCAGATGAGTATGCGCCTAAGGTAGAGGTCGAGGGATTCAACTGGGAAGAATTCAAAGCCGATCCGCGCATGCAGAGCTTCATGAAAACAGCGCACGCCAAAGGCATCACCAACGATCAGATGAGTTTCATCCTGGGTGAATACGCACAGCGTGCTCCTGAGCTGGTGGGCGGTGCCGCTGAGCTGGATTCACAGTCTGCCACCACGCAGCTGCGCGAGGTGTGGAAGACTGACGCAGAGTTTAAGCAGAACATCGGTCTGGCTTTCCGCGCGTTTAATTCGTTGGCTGATGATGCCGACAAAGGCCGCATCGACGAGATCGGCAATAACCCAATGGTTATCCGCATGCTGGCAAAAGTCGGCGCGGAAATGCAGGAAGATGCGCCGGCGGGTGGTGATGTGAACCTCGAAGAGCAGCAGACCATTCGCGATCTGATGAAATCCCCAGCGTACATGGACCCGAAACACGCCGACCACGAACGCGTATCCGCGACGGTCAAAGCGTATTACCAGAAGCGTTACGGCGATCAAACCGTAGCGTGACATGTCACAATTTCAGCATCAAAAGCCAGCCTGACCCGCTGGCTTTTTCATTTGGTCGGGATTCCGACCGCGCACCTCGCTAACAATCTCTCCACTACCAGCCCGGCGGGGACGCCGGATAACTGAATTTTCCCGCAGTGCGTAAGCGCCACGCGCATTGTGTTAATCGGGCCGGGCAACCGACAACCCAGCAGGCGATATTTTCTGGAGTGATTGTTATGTCATTTGATACCAATAAGAACATGATCACCGCTGCGTTTATCACGCAGTTTCATGATTCTTTCGAAATCGCCGCGCAGCAGAAGGATTCCCGCCTGCAGGCTGCGGTAAACGACCGTGGGATGATCACCGGCGAAGCGTTCACCATCAACGACATGGGCACCATCGAAATGACGCAGATCACCACGCGTTTCGGTGACACCGTATGGGACCTGCCTGAGGCTGGTACCCGTAATGCGTTGATGGCTGACTACGGTGTGTTCGTTCCTGTTGAAAAACGTGACCTGCGTAAACTGCTTGCCGACCCGCAGGGGCCTTATCTGCAGCTCACCCTGGCGGCCGCCAATCGCAAAAAAGACGATGTTGTATATCGTGCGCTGCTCGATACCGTGCTGCGTAAAACGTCCAGCGGCGGGGCATATGCGCCAGTGGCGCTGCCTGCGTCGCAAAAAATCGTTGCTGGTGGTACAGGGATGACCAAAGCCAAGCTGATCGCTGCAAAAGCGATGTTCCGCCGTAACGAGTGTGACGAGCAGAACGGTGAAGAGCTGTATATCACCTACAACGCCGACATGCTGACGCAGATCCTCAGCGATACCACGCTGACTTCTGCCGACTTTATGGCGGTGAAAATGCTGCAGGAAGGTGCTGTGTCCGGCAATTGGCTCGGCTTTAAGTGGCTGGCATACGAAAAACTGGATTCTGTGACCGATGGCGATCCGGCCGTAACCACCAAAACCGCCGTTGCATGGTGTAAATCTGCTGTGCATTTCGGTACCGGCGCAGAGTACAGCGTCGATATCGGCCCACGTCGCGATAAAAACAACACGATTCAGATCTCTGTTGATGCGTCTTATGGCGCTGGCCGCGCCAACGAGAAAAAAGTCGTCGCCATCGATTTTGTTGCTTAATGCCGCTGGTGTGTTTGCCGGGGTACGCCCCGGCCTTTTTTCATCTGAGGTTCTGCCATGACTTCGAGTGTTTCTATCTGCTCAAATGCACTTCTGGCGCTGGGCGCTCACCCGATAAATGATTTCGACGAAGACACGGATCATGCCCGTCTTTGCGCCAACCTTTACCCCACTGTCCGTAATAAATTACTCCGCGCGCACCCCTGGAACTGCGCGATAAAACGCGTTGTGCTCTCGCCTGTCAGCGCCGCGCCTGTCTTTGGATACGGTTATCAGTTTTCCCTGCCCGGTGATCTGATCCGCGTCCTGTCCGTTGGCGAACCACGTGACGATATTGATTACCGGATTGAGGGTAGCCGGCTGCTGGCAAATGTCGATGTGATTCGCCTGCGTTATATCTTCCGTAACGAGGACGAGTCCACATGGGACGCCGCGCTGGTGGATGTGGCTGAAATGATGATGCAGTCCAAGCTGGCATACGCGGTAACCGGGTCAGCTAGCCTGCGTGATAGCCTGACTCAGGAAGCCGCGTTTCTGCTTAAACAGGCTAAAGCTGTTGACGGCCAGGAAGACCCGCCGGAAGAGCTTGGCGGCTACCCTACTTATGAGTCGAGGTTCTGACATGCGCGCGAACCTCATAAAAACCAATTTCACCGCAGGCGAGGTGTCCCCGCGCCTGATGGGGCGTGTTGATATCGCCCGCTACGCCAACGGCGCAAAGATTATCGAAAACGCCGTAGTGGTCGTGCAGGGCGGCGTTATTCGCAGGCCTGGTACACGCTTTGCGGCGGCTACTAAATACGGCAATAAAAAATCCCGGCTGATTCCCTACGTGTTCAACCGATCTCAGGCTTACATGCTGGAGTTCGGTGACGGCTACATGCGCATTTTTCAGAACGGCAAGCAGCTGGTAAACGAAGACAACACGCCGTATGAAATCGCCAGCCCCTATACCGCTGACATGCTGCCCGCTGTGAATTATGTCCAGGGCGCTGACACCATGTTTCTGGTGCATCAGTCTGTGAAACCTCACCGTCTTCAGCGCCGCGGTCAAACTGACTGGGTGCTTGAGCCTGCACCGTTCATTGTTGAGCCGTTCGACGAGGTGCGCGATACACCGCAGAAATGGTGTAAGCCATCCGTCAAAGAGTTCGTGGGCTCTGAAATTACGCTGACCCTGAGCGATGCGGATCCGGGTGACAATCCAAACCCACCATTCACTGGCGCGGGCTGGGTTGCTCAGGATGTGGGCTCATATGTCCGCCTCAATGATGGGCTGGTACTGATAAAGAGTATTACCAGTGCACAGATTGCCGTCGGTACCATCCGCAGCGATTTGACGGCAACGCAGGCAGCATCACCGGGTTCGTGGACGCGGGAGGATAAAGTCTGGACAGATGCGTTTGGCTATCCCGGTGCAGTTACACTTTATCAGCAGCGACTTGTCCTGGCTGGTTCGCCGAAGTACCCGCAAACAATCTGGTGGAGTGAAACGGGCGTTTATTTGTCCTTCGAGATCGGCACTGAAGATGATGACGCTATAAGCTTCACGCTATCTTCTGACCAACTCAACCCGATTGTGCATCTGGCGCAGATGAACACTCTGATCGCGCTGACCTACGGCGGCGAGTTTACGATCACCTCCGGTAACGATGCAGCCATTACGCCGACCAACATTTCGGTAAAAAACCCAAGCCCATACGGCTGCAACGGGATCCGCCCTGTGCGTGTTGGAACCGAAATCATGTTCGTCCAGCGCGCTGGCCGTAAGCTTTACGCAGTAGCGTACGACCCCGACAGTTTTGTTTCCTATTCAGCCAACGACCTGACGGTGCTGGCAGAGCACATCACCTCTGGCGGCGTACTGGATATGGCATACCAGCAACAGCCGGATGCGTTTATCTGGATGGTCAGGGCGGATGGCGTTGCGGTCACGATGGCTATCGATCGCGCTCAGGATGTTATTGCCTGGTCACGTCAGGTCACTGACGGTGCGTTTGAGTCGGTGGCTACCATCCCGTCAGATACTGACGATGTGGTCTACGCGATTGTTCGCCGTGAGATAAATGGCCAGAGCGTTCGTTATGTCGAGGTATTCGACAGCAATCTTTATACCGATGCTGCGGTGACCGGCACCAGTAGCGCCGGTTCTGCCACGTGGTCCGGTCTTGCTCACCTTGAGGGGCAGACGGTTGATGTGGTGGCCGATGGCGCTGTTATGCCGCAGCACACAGTTTCCTCTGGTCAAATCACACTGTCCCGCCCGGCGAAAAGCGTGGAGATCGGCCTGCACTTCGAAAGTACGATCGAAACGCTTTCGCCAGAGGTTCAGACCACTGAGGGTACAACGCAGAACGCGAAGAAGCGCACCAGCGAAGTGACAATGCGTTTTCTCGAAACCACTGGCGCAGAGTGTAACGGCCAGGTTATTCCGTTCCGCAGGTTCGGTCCAAAAATCCTCAACCAGCCCGCACCACTTTTCACCGGCGATCACTACTGGGGAAAACTCGGCTGGGAGCGCGGGGAAGACACCCTGCTTATCCAGCAGCGCCAGCCGCTGCCATTCCACCTTCTCGCAATTATTTTCACATTCACCAGCAACGGGGGCTGACATGGTACGTAACGCAAAAGCCGGGGATATCCCGGCGCTGATCGAACTGGGCGCGCGGATGTATATCGAGTCCCGCTATTCGCAGAATTCGCCTTTTGATGAAGAAAAATGCGCAGAGCTCGCCCGCACTCTAATTTCATCACCTGCCGGCTGCCTGCTGGTGGCAGAAAAAGACGGTACGGTAATCGGCTGGCTGGCCGGGGGGATTGCTGAACAGTGGTTCAGCCGCCAGCTAATGGCCTTTGAATATGGGCTGTTTATCGCGCCTGAGCATCGCGGCGGCACGGCTGGCCCGCGTCTCGCTAAAGCGTTTATCACCTGGGCGGAAGAGCACGGCGCCGCGATCATAAATATGGGTATCACCACGGGCGTACACGAAGAGCGCACCGGTGATTTGTATTCACGTCTCGGCCTGTCCCGTACCGGTCTGCTTTATTCCAAAGAGGTGTAACGATGTGTACCGGGTTAGAGGTGGCTGCAATTGGTGCGTCCGTTCTTGCGGCGGGTGGTGCTGTCTATAGCGGGCAGCAGCAAAAGAAAATGTCCAACTATCAGGCGTCGCAGGCGGAAGCAGATGCAGAAGCCGCGCAGGCAGCTGCACGCGTAGAAGCTGATCGCATCCGTAAGGCAGGCAGGGCGCAGGCAGCACAGGCGAATGCGTCGCTGGCTGCGTCAGGCGTTGACACTGGAGAGGGTACCGCGTTGCGTATTCAGTCCGGCATCGTGGGTGACGCAGAGCAGGATGCGTACCAGACGATTTTGAATGGTACTAACCAGGGCGCACGGCTCAACGCGCAGGCATCTGCCGACCGTATCAGCGGCCGTAATGCTTCAACATCTGGCTACATCAGCGCGGGCAGCTCACTGCTGAGCGCGGGTGGCACAGCGTACAACGGCTGGAAAAAAGCAGGGAGTAAATAACCGTGAGAATTCCAACGGGTAATTTTGGAAACGTTACGCCGCAGGCTAATCCAACCCGGGTCGGGGTCAGTAATGTTGGTCAGATAGGTAATGCTGTAGCCGGGTTGGGGGCTGCTCTGGGTCAGACTGTAGATGATTTGCAGCGTACGCAGGATAAAGCTGACGTGGCCGCTACCCAGGCGATACTTACCGATCTCGATGCGAAATCCAGCAACCGCTGGGAGAACCCGGAGACCGGCGCACTGGTAACCCGGCAGGGGTTTAAGTCCTCTGGCGTTGGTGTGGACATGGACAAGCTGGATTCGTCCGACTATGAAGAGGCTCGCAAACGTGTACCGCAGAGCCAGCAGCAGTATTTTGACGCGCAATGGAAAGCGGGTCAGATCCGCCGCGCCAGCACCTACAACAGCTTTGAGCGTACTCAAACCGAACAGGCCCAGCGCCAGCAGCTCGACGCAACGGTAAAATCGTCCGTTGAACAGGAGGCGGGGGCGTTTGACGATCCGCAGGCTGCTGCGTTAATTCGCGGAGCACGACAGCACTCCATTTCGTTGTATGGTCAGGCACAAGGCTGGTCGCAGGAACAAATTGACCAGGTTGTTTCCGAGGCCAATTTACGTGCGATGGACCAGCGAGCCCAGAACTATGCCGTTACCAACCCTCAGGGCTGGCTAAATGGCGATTTTCCGGTGAAAGATACCGGCGCTATGGATATGCGTGCTATCGGTATCGTTGAGTCTGGCGGTAAGCACTTCAGTGCCGACGGCAGCGTTATAACCTCTCCAGCCGGTGCGCAGGGTAAATACCAGCTTATGCCGGACACGGGCAAAGAGCTGGCGGCAAAGCGCGGTGTTGAATATAACCCGGCAGACGAGGAGCAAAACGCTCTGTTGGCGAGTGATTACGCGAATCAGTTATACGGGAAATACGGCTCTGAAACGCTGGCAGGTGCCGCGTATAACTGGGGAATGGGTAACGTTGACAAGCTGATCGCGAAAGCCGGAGACCCACGTAAAGGCGAAATATCTGAGGCTGATTTTGTTCGACAGCTACCTGCGGAAACTCGCGGGTGGCTGGCTAGGTACCGTAAAAATAAAACCGGTCTCGATCCGGTGTCGGTCAACAAAATCGATAACATCGCCGAGTCTAAAATCCGTGAGCAACGTACGGCCCTGCGCGAGCAAATTGATCCCATTCTGAATAATACGATGGCGCAGCTGTATAACGGCGAAGTACCTGACGCTATGCCAGATAAAGCCTCGATCATGTTTGCGTACGGTGATCAGGGGGCAAAGGCGGTCAAGCAGCTCGATATCGCGATCAACAACGCTAAAACCTTCCAGGCGATACAGTACGTTTCGCCAGAACAGCAGCAGTCAGAAATTGCGAAATTAAAACCCCAGGCAAACGACCCTGATTATGCGCTCAAGCTCGACGCGTATGGCAAGCTCGGCGCGCTGGTGCAGAAAAGCAACGAAGCAATACAGACGCAGCGTGATGCCCGTCGTTTTAATGAAGCGCTGTCTATGGGCGAGAAACTCGACCCCACGAACAAATCCATGCAAAAAGCCGCCGACGCCACGCCAACGGCGCGAAACTTCCGGATTAACGATACCACCACCCATGACGGGATCGTGCAGCAGGTGGCCCAGACCGGGATTATTCCTTCTCAGGTAGCCACTCAGTTATCGGCGATTTCCCGTGCGCGCAGTCCCGAGGTGGTTCGTCAGGGTGCTGAGTTATTCAACCGTCTGTATGACACAGATCCCGCATCTGTCGGCGATATGCCAAAGGATATGCAGGGCTTTTATCTCACCGTTAAGCAACTGACCGATTCCGGCATGGCATCCGAAACCGCTATCGAGCAGGCGCAGAATCTGACCTACAACCAGACAGACGCCCTCAAAGCGCAGCTGGCATCAACCCAGAGCACTAAGGAGTACAAAAAAGACCGCGGCAAAGCGATGGATTCCGCCGTGAGCAGTATGTCGGGCTTCTTTAGCTGGGGTAATCCGTCCGCCGACGACCAGACACCGGAGGCCGCACGTTTCCGCAACGATTATCAGTCGCTGTACGACATCAACTACCGTACCACAGGCGGCAACGCTGATGCTGCGAAGAAAATGACCAACCAGCAGATCGCCCGCACCTGGAGTATCAGCGAGGTTAACGGCGACGCAAAACTTATGAAATACGCGCCAGAGGCGCTCTATAACTACGGTCCGTCAGGCTGGCAGGCGGCACAGTGGAAAGAAGAAAAAGAGAGCCTGATGTATGGCGAACGTAAGGGCGACATAACCACCAGCCCGGCCCAACTGGGGATCACCTCCGGTAACGCAGCACCTGTTACCAGCAAAACACCGGAGTCGCGTATTGGTGGAGACCTGGAGATAACTCCTGATGTGCTGACGGCCCGCAATGGCGATTACGCCATCATGGTGCGGACAAAAGATAAGGATGGTATCGAAGCGGTGCAGCCGTTCTACGATTCGTACGGCAGACCTATGCGCTGGAAACCGTCACTGGAAGAGTGGGCGCCATATAAAAAAATGCAGGAAGAGCGTGAAGAACACGATCGTAATGAGCTGCAGCGCGGTCAGGACATTCGCGGGTTCAAAGATAAACACCGTGCGCTCGACGAACAATATAAGCGCCTGCACAACGAGCGTATGGACAGGGTTAAAAATTACTTTTCGTGGAGCACTGAATAATGCCGGTATACGCTACCCCTGAAGAACTGAATAACGGATTCACTCCGGCAGGCAATGTCCTGGCGGCACCTTCCGGGTTTGATGTCCCTTTGCCTGAAGGTACCAATCCGGCACCTCAGCAGGATGAGCCGTCCGTATGGGGCGCTGCATTTCGTCAGAATAACCTGCTGGGGCAGATGTTCCGCCCTGCGAAGCAGTTTGAGCCGGTAGACGGGTACAATCCGTATGTTGATAAAAACGAGCTGCACGGTTATGAACAATGGGGATCCGCTTTTGCCGACTCCCGCTCGCCGGAAGAAACTGCCTGGCTGAAACAGCAGATCGACGACGAAAACGAGGACCGTCGGGTACTTTCCGAGGCTGGCGGGGAGGGGGTTCTCGCCAGCATTGCCGCCGGGGTTGTCGACCCGGTTACAGTGGCTTCGATGTTTATCCCCGGCGCTCAGGGGGGCGCTGTGGCCCGTATTGCGTCACAGGCTGCAATCGGTGCAGCTGCAACAGCAGCGAGCGAGGTTGCGCTGAATAACCAGCAGATTACCCGTACGTGGGGGGAAAGCGCTTCCCACGTCGCCGCCGGTGCGTTGATGAGCGGTGTATTTGCGGCTGCCGGTGCTGCGCTTTCGCCCTCTGTTCGCACAGCGGCCACGCGTGAAGTGGCTGACGCGCTCGATAATATGAGTATCACGTCAGCGACGGACACGGCTGCCGCCTCACTCCCGGAAGGGGGCAGCGTCGGCGCGGCGCGAATCAGTGAAGCCACGCTCGAGGATCTCACCCCTGCAGCTGGCGGACCTGTCGGTAAACTGGCACGTAAGGCAGGGAGCTATCTGACACCGTTTACCCGGCTGATGGAGTCTCCGTCGAAAACCTCCCGCCGTACGGCGCTGGAGCTGGCAGAGAATAACTACACACTGCAGGGCAATGCCCGCGGAATTGAGACACCTATTGCGGCGGAAACCCGTGTTCGCGGGTGGCGTCGTGAAGAAGCCGCTGTCGTGGTGACCAACAAGCAGGCCTACAGCCAGTATAAAGCCGCCGGGGGCGACCTGAGCTTTTCCCAGTTCCGCGAGGAAGTTGGTAACGCTATGCGCAGCGGCGATGTGCATGCTAACCCGGTGGTGCAGGAAGCGGCGCAGGCAATGCGCACCGTTGTTAACCGGGTGAAAGTGGCGCAGCAAAAGCTTGGCCTGCTGCCACCTGACGAGGAGCTAAAAGCCATCGGGCAGGAGAGTTATTTCCCGCGCGTCTACAAAGTCGGCAAGATCGTTAACGAGCGCGATAAATTTCGCGACATGCTGGTCGACTGGTGGTCGCGCGGTGAGAAAACCATGTCCCGCGAAGAGGCTGAAATTACTGCTGACGCCACGATCAATAAAATCGTCGGCGCAAAAATCCCGCAGGATTTCGCAAACGTCTTTATGGTGAAAGCGGCAGGCAGCACCCGGTCGCGTACGCTCAGCGTTCCCGATCGCCTGATGAAAGATTATCTGGAGAGCGACGCCAATTATGTGCTGCAGCGTCACATCCGCGAGGCGTCGGCAGAGGTGGAGCTGACGCGCGCATTCGGTAACAAATCGCTGGAAAAGCAGCTCAAGGATATTCAGGACGAATACGATGCGCTGATGCGCCAGAATCCCAAAGACCAGGCGAAACTGGCGAAAGCTCGCGAAAACGATATCCGCGACATCACAGCGCTGCGTGACCGTCTGGCGGGCACCTACGGCATGCCTGACGATCCATCATCATTTTTCGTACGCGCCGGTGCATTTCTGCGCAGCGCTAACTTCGTCACCAAACTGGGTGGTATGACGGTTTCCGCTATTCCTGATCTCGCGCGCGGTGTGATGGTTAATGGCTTTGGTAATACCATGCGTGGTTACTCTGCGCTGATCACGCGGTCACCGGCATTCAAGGCCAGCCGTGCCGAACAGTTAAAAATGGCCGTCGGGCTGGAGACCATTCTCCATACCCGTGCGCGTACGATGGGCGACCTGGTGGATGGCTCTGCCAGAACAACGGCGGTCGAAGCGGGTATGGAGCGCGTCACCGATGCATTCGGCAAGCTCACGCTGATGGGGCACTTCGATGATATGAACAAATCGGTAAACGGCATGATCACGTCCGACGGCATTCTCTCCGGCACGTTCGCTGGCCGCCGTCTGGCTAAGCTCGGCATTAACGATAATATGGCCGCGCGTATCCGCAGCGAGTTCGAAAAACACGGTGAGGTAATCAACGGCTGGCATATCGGCAATTTTGAAAAATGGGACGATCAGCACGTTGCTGGCGTTTTCCAGTCGGCGGTGCTCAAAGATGTTAACAATACCGTTATCACTCCGGGGATCGGTGATACACCGCTGTGGGCGAGCACACCGCTGGGTAAAACCATCTTCCAGTTTAAATCGTTCGCTACCGCATCCTATAACCGCGCCACGCTGGGCGGCCTGCAGGAGGGGACCGGGCAGTTCTATTACGGTACGGCTTTTCAGATTGGGCTTGGCGCGCTGACGTACGCGCTTAAACAGTCCGCGAATGGTAAAGAGGTTGACTGGTCGCCTCAGAAACTGGTCATTGAAGGTATTGACCGATCCGGTATTCTTGGCCCCTTGATGGAATATAATAATATGGCGGAAAAGGCATCCGGCGGGATGGTTGGGCTGGGTGCATTGCTCGGTACCGGAACACAGTCACGTTATGCCAGCCGCGGCTTTATTGGTTCCGCGCTTGGCCCAACGTTCGGCCTGCTCGATACCATCACTGATGTTACCGCTGGAGTGCTTAATGGCGATGCCGGTGATCGGGTACTGCATAATGTGCGTACGCTTCTTCCGGGTAATAACCTTTTCTGGATCGCACCGTTGATAAATCAGGTTGACCCTGGCATGCGGTAATCGGTCGGGATTCCGACCTTAAACCCGCGCCATCATAGCCCTGTATTCACTACGGGGCTTTTTTATGCATCAGGATTACAAAACACGCCTTACCGCGCTGAGCGATAAACTCACTGACGTGGTGCTCGAAGAAGCCGATCCGGAAAGCTGGCCGGGGGCGGGGAAGAAACCGAGCGAACTGACCAAAGACGAACGCGGCGACCGCTACTGGGATAAGAAGAACGCAGCTGCATCACTGACGTTGCTGATTAAGGTGCATTCTCTTATCGGCATGCAGACGCGGGGAGGGACACCCTCTGATAACCCTGGTCAGGATGATGAAGCCTTTGCGCTGGGCCAGCAGGTTTCGAAGGCTGAGCGCGAAGCAGCTGCCATTATTGAGCGCCTGCAGAAAGGCAAAAAATGATCTCATTCCTCGCCTTCTTTCTCATGTGGGCGGAACGGATGCAGTGGAATGTACCGGACTGTCACTATAAGGCCTGCCACTGGCTGGAGCATCGCGGAAACCTCGCGGTGCTTCGCTGTTTCCGTGGTTTCGGTAAATCAACGATCCTTGCGGTCTACAACGCCTGGCGATACTACTGCGATCGTCAGTACCGTATTCTGCATCAGTCTGAATCAGACGGCACCGCGTATAAAACCAGCCGCGATACGCAGAACGTTCTGCGCAACCATCCGTTGACCAAAGGCATGCTGCCGGACGGGCAGGGGACAGTTGAGCAGTGGTGGGTCAACGGCGCGCTGGATTTACGTAACGGCAGCATGTACGCCAAAGGCATCTTGTCTAACGTAACCTCGGCCCGAGCTAACGAATGTCAGAACGATGACGTTGAGGTCCCCCGTAATATCCAGACGCCTGAGGCACGCGAAAAACTGCGCTATCGCCTGGGCGAGCAGACACACATTCTTATCCCAGGCGGCCGAAAGCTCTACATCGGTACACCGCACACGCATGACAGCCTTTATGATGAGGTCGAGTCTATGGGCGCAGACTGTCTTACCATCCGGCTGTTTGAGAAAGAAAAACGCGTTGAAGCGAAAGACGCCACGCAGCTGCGCTACGAATTATCTTTCAGGCCAGAGTACGTTTTCGCGGGCATCCATAAAGCGGCGCGGCTCTTGGTCGAGGATGTCGATTATAAAATTACGGCCGGCGGCGTTGAGTTTGCATCGGCGCCGGATACTGTTATCGATTTTTATGCAGATTGCGCCTGGCCTGAGCGATTCACCCGGGAGGAAATGGAGAATCGTCGTAAAGAAACGCGCACCATAAACGAGTGGGATAGCCAGTATCAGCTGCACAGTAAACCCGTCGGCGACGTTCGTCTCGATCCTGACCGCATCCGTGAGTACAACATTCACCCGCAGATCCGCTATGCGAACCGTACGGCCTCGCTCTGGCTGGGTAACGTGCAAATTGTTGGCGCTGTCGCCTGGTGGGATGTGGCCACAGGTAAAGTTAAGGCTGATGCTTCGGCGTTCTCGCTGATGCTGACGGATGCAAGAGGGCATTTATACTGGCACATTTGCCAGGAGCTTACAGGGGAGCTGGCAGAGTTTGACGATAACGACAAAATCACCGGCGGTCAGGTGGCGCAGATCAAAGAGCTGGTGCTCAAATATCAGATCCCGGTTGTATGCGTTGAGGTAAACGGCCCCGGCAGCTTCGCGGGTAAATTGCTGCGTCAGGCACTCAAAGGTACCGGGTGCGGCGTGCGCGAAGAATTCAGCATTACCAACAAGCAGAAACGTATCCTCGATGCGTTTGAAGCGCCGCTGTCGTCGCGGTTCCTGTGGGCGCACACCGATGTGCTGGACGGCCCTGTATATGACCAGATGCGTGACTTCAATCCGGCGCTGACCAACCAGCCGGATGACTTTATCGATTCTGGTGCCGGCGCAATCAGTCAGACACCCGTACGTATCGGGAAAGTGGTCGGGATTCCGACCGGGCATGCGCGCGAAGATTGGCAGTTAAGTGACGGAGATCATCTGGTCGACGTCGATTACTAACCTGCCAGAGGTTTCGCATCATGTCGGTACCCAACCAGACGCCCTATATTATTTACAACGCCAACGGTCTGACGACCCTTTTCCCCTTCGAGTTCTATATCATCAATGCTGGTGATATTCAGGTATCAATCAACGGTACTGTCGTTACCAGCGGATATTCCGTATCAGGTGTCGGTAACGTCGGCGGGGGTGACGTGGTTTTCGTTACTCCACCTGCAAGCGGTGCAGTGGTCATGCTGGAACGTGTTGTTCCTACCTACCGGTTAACGGATTACCAGGACAACGGCGGTCTGTTGGCCGACACAATGAATAAGGATTTCGACCGCCTCTGGATGGCAATACAGCGTGCCTTTATTTATCTCGGGCTAGCGCTGCGCCGTCCGCTATTTGGTGGTCCGTTCAATGCAGAAGGTTATAGGATCGCGAATCTCGGTGACCCGATAAATGCGCAGGATGCAGCGACCAAGAACTATGTCGATAATGTCAGCCTGGTGCGTACGCTGCGTGTTCCTGAGTCTTCAGTCTCCATTCTGCCCCCTGTTGATCAGCGCGCAAACAAGCTGCTGGCGTTTAACGCTGCAGGGCAACCAATCGTCGTTCTGCCAGCTTCTGGTTCGGCGTCCGATGTAATGATAGAACTGGCTAAACCCGATGGCGAAAAGTACATCGGCGAATGTCCAGACATTGCAACGCTACGGACAATCGAGCCATCTTTCGACAAGCAGCGCATCACCGTGCGGGAGCACACCGCAGGAACATGCAAGGGTGGGGGTGAGTTTCGTGCGGTACTTATCGGTTCTGCATATGCAGATAATAACGGAACGATAATAAAAACTTCCGGCGGTGCAGCATGGTTGCGCCTAAATGCGGAACCTACTAACCCACTGATGTTTGGTGCGATTGGGAATGGTGTCGCAGATGACAGCGCAAAAATTACCGCAGCACTTAGGGCTTGCACCTACCATTGTGATGGTCTGGGCTTAACCTATGGTGTAGGGGGCACCATTCTTCAGGACCAGACTGTTCCAACTCTTTTCACGAAGGCTAAACTGCAGTACATCACGGCTTTAGGTACTCAGCCTATGATGCGCATGAAAAACGCTGCACATATTATGCGTCGTTTAAGTTTTGATGGGGGTGGTGGTACAACTGGGTCGGGTCTAATCTGGGAGGGTGCAAATACACGTGATGGTGGTGCGGTAGAGCGGTGCGAGTTTAAATATATTGGAGGAGCAGGTATTCGCATTTCTGGTGATTATACAAACCGAGTTTTTGCCCGATATGCAGCCATCAGGAATTGCCGTTTCATTAAGTGTGGTAACACAGGCGTCGCAAATGATCGCGCATCCGTTATTGCCGATGGAGTGAACAACTTCACATTCGACGGTCTTATCATGACCGAGTGTAACTGGGGTCTGTATGTTCGCATGGACACCCAACTAGCGGATAAAGCGCGTGCACCTAATAACCTAATTCAGAATTGCCACATATTCGGTAGCGGGCAGAATCACCCGACATTTATTGACGCTCAGGGGTTATCCGCTAACAGACAGGATAGCCTTAAAGTGGACAACTGCTGGATCGGTGATTTCCGTGATAACGGATTTGATTGCGGATCGTCAACTGGCACTCAGATTACTAACTTCCGAGTTAATAACTGCAAGGACGCTATCTTCATTGGTGATATTGACTGCGATAGCTATGTTATTGACAACGTAGTGGCCAGAGACTGTGAGCGCGGTGTGCGAATTGTCATGGATGGTAATATTCAGTCTGATGGTATTGTTCGTAATGTAAGAATCACAAATATGCTTGTTACAAATCCAAAATATCAAGGCCTATACATTGGTAATACTGGAACAAATACAGGTGTGTTCGACATCTATCTTGCCAACGTTTATGTGGATAGCGTTAGCTCATGGAGTCTCAGTTCGTTCACTCGACCTTTCCATATCGAGGGGATTGATGGGATATTTATGGATAACTGCGGCACGAGATATGCAAAAACAAACAGCGTTTATTTCAAAAAATGTGACCAGGCTCAACTACGTGGTGGTAGATTCCAGGAAAGCGATCAAAGTGGAGGAGGGACTTATGCCATCACAGTAGAAAATGACTGCGCTCGCATAAGTATTTCAGATGCTATAATCTATGGGAAATCTACAACTGGCGCTGTCTTACTTGCAGGAGGAGCAGGCCACAGCGTGAAGCATATTAGGTGGAGAAGCGCTGCTAATGGTGTTTCTTCCTCCAGTGCGACAACTCCGTATCTCTTGGATAATATGGCATTCTAACGGAATGGCGGCCTAATGCAGGCCGCCTTTTTTATAAATCACTAAGAATTATTTGCATGACCTTTTTGTAAAGTCATAGATCACGCTGTCGCTTTCCCTGTCATAATATGAATTAAAAACCACCCCATTTGTTATAGAGGTATATACACACAAGTTGTCCTTTAAAGCTGAATGAAAATCACCTGAGTTAAAATCGTGATTCATGTCAAAATGCTTAATATGCCTCAACCCCCACGACCATCTTCCGTTAATGGTTGGGTGGATAAGGTGAGCAAAGAACGGATATTTTTTAATAGCTAAACGACCCTCTGGTGAAATCGGAAGCATCCCGATAAAAGATATATGCTTAGCGTTCGCAAGATTGTTGCTGTTCAAATCGCTAATTATTGTGGTAATAACTTCGTTATCGTATTTTTCTTGATTGTCCAACGCATTTCCATAGCTAAATGCGGCCCCAAGCATATAAAAAAAGTACAAGATGGATAAGGACCACATTATCTTAGAGCGTAAGCCAAGCATCCAGCATGCAAGGATATTATAAAATACTAGTACCGCTCCGAATGCAACGAAAACCCTAGCGGAAACTACCGCTGATTTCAGCAACAGCATAGGTCCAGCAATCATCAGCAAGACAAGGAAAGGTGATACTAAAATAATAGAATTGCGTAATAATTTTATGATGCCTGTAGACTCTGACTTTTCACGACACAGTCTAACTGCACCAATTAAAGCCATGCAGGCAGTAATCAATACTAGGGCTAACATTGTTGTGCTCATAGAAGTACTAAGCACATAATAGAATACCTTGAAGTTGCCAAAAATAGCATCCATCAAGAAATTTAATTCAAACGAGCTTACTTGGCTATGTTGTAAATTGTAATCACCCTCAATAAAGTTAGGTGAAATTAACAAAGAGTAGATAATATAACCTATTAACAACCCCGCTATCGATAGCCCTATAGCTTTGAAGCCATCAAGGTCTTTACCTTCTTTAAATCTATTTAATACATATAGCATTGTATAAATTATATAAATGTTTAAAGAGGCTTGATATAAACATAGTGATAACAGAATTGAAACAATACTAGCTGTTAAAAATTTTATTGACCCATTTATTCTAACAACAAAAGGAAGCATCGCACAAAGAACGGAAAGTGACATCGGGAATGCGTCATATTTGTATGACATATTCTCAAAATAAAAAGGGCTAATCGCCAGTGGTAGGCATAGTAAAAAACTTAACCCGCCCACCCTTTCAGAATGCCCTAAGTATGTTTTTCCTGTCAGATATGCCCCTAATGATAACAACGCAATTCCTAATATTTGAGGCAGCGGAGATATATCAGGCAGCGGTGCGCCAAAGCTTATCACATAAAAAAACAGATCAGCTAGGGGCCTGCCATTGCGTGACCATCCAGAATAACCTTCAAGGGAGCGCCCTAAGTCATCAATGTAATAATAATTTGTAGATAACACATTGTAATAACATAAAAAAATCAAGCCAAAAATAATTATTAACGGCTTAAGACTAACGCTCATATTGTTTTCTGATTTGATCATTTACCTTACCCTATAATAAATAATTTTTTATTTCTTAATGATGTAACGAGGTCTTCCCTTAACTTCCACATAAATCCTGCCGATATATTCCCCAAGCACACCTATGCCTATCAATTGAATCCCGCCCAAGAAAAGTATTGAAACCAGCAGTGATGGATATCCGCGAACCGGGTTGCCGAATGCTAACGTGTCGACGATCATCCATGCGCCATAGATAAAGGCCATGCTTGCAACGAATAAACCGATATACGTCCACATGCGCAGTGGAAAAGTTGAGAAACTGGTGATGCCCTCTAATGCAAGATTCCACAGCTTCCATCCATTGAACTTAGAATCCCCGGCAACACGCTCTGCGCGGGCATATTCAACAACATCAGTGCGGCCGCCAACCCAACTCAAAACGCCTTTCATGAAAAGGTTGCGTTCTGGCATAAGTTTGATGTTTTCAACAACCTCGCGAGACATCAGGCGGAAGTCGCCGACGTTTTCCTCAATCTTCGGATTGCTGATTTTGTTGTGTAGCTTATAGAACCACTCTGCAGTTTTTCGTTTTAGTCGTCCATCAGTAGAGCGATCGGAACGTTTAGCGAGGACCATGTCGGCGCCAGCCTGCCATTTCCCGATGAGATGAGGAATGACTTCGATCGGGTCCTGCAGATCAACGTCAATCGGGATAACTGCTTCACCTGTAGCGTGGTCAAGACCGGCGAACAGCGCAGGCTCTTTACCGAAATTGCGGGTGAAGGAAAGAGGAACGACAAGCGGATCGGCCACAGCAAGCGCGTTTATGATTGATTCTGTTGCATCTTTACTGCCGTCATTAATAAAGACAATCTCGACTTCATGCTGTCTTAGCTCTTCAAATTCCCGCACAGTTTTATAGAAGATTGGAATCGCTTCCTCTTCATTAAACACCGGAACGACCAGAGAAATTTTCATTTCGCATCCCTAAAGACAATGAATTTTGAGTAGATGAACCCGGCAACCAGGCTAAAGCCGGAAAATGCTAACAGGGTGACAACGGGAGGAGCGCCAACAGTATCAGCGAGGTAACCCGTCAGGCCTGCCATGGTCCCCATGAATAATACGAACGCGAGATAGCGCCCGGAAGTGGCCTGCGATTTGAACGTCCATTTCGCGTTCGCGAAAAAACTAAACGTTACTGCAATGCAGAATGCCAGAACATTTGCAATCGCCTGGCTGATCCCAAAGAAATGAAGCAGAGCGCCAAAACACAGCCAGTGTAAGGCTGTGTTGAGCACGCCAACGGAAACGTATCTACTAAATAGCTTTAACATTATAAAAATCAGTCAATTCTGAAAGCCAAGAAGTTTAACACTTGTTGTTAACCTTATCGACCTCCTCTATATGGTCGGGATTCCGACCGACCTGCGCGCTTACCCTCATGCCACGATACGATTTTCCCCACCGGGGGTGAGGCATGAGGATGAATAACGTTTCAGACGTGGCGGCGGGGCTTTCCTACGGCACATCTATTGGCAGTTTTGGCTACTGGCTTTTGCAACTGCTCGATAAAGTCAGTCCCAGCCAGTGGGCTGCAATTGGCGTTCTCGCCAGTATTCTCTTTGGTCTGCTGACTTATCTGACAAACCTTTATTTCAAAATTAAAGACGATCGTCGCAAAGAGGCTCGGGACAATGGCTACCAGTAAGGCTAAGCTCAGCGCCGCTGTTCTGGGGTTGATACTTGCTGGCGCTTCTGCCCCGCAAATTCTCGACCAGTTCCTGAATGACAAAGAGGGCAACAGCCTCACAGCGTACAAAGACGGCGGCGGGATCTGGACAATTTGCCGTGGCGCCACAATGGTGGATGGTAAACCGGTAGTGCAGGGCATGAAGCTGACGCAGGCGAAATGCGATCAGGTGAACGCCATCGAACGGGATAAGGTTCTTGCGTGGGTGGAGCGCAATATCAAGGTACCACTGACCGAGCCGCAGAAAGCAGGTATTGCTTCGTTCTGCCCTTATAACATCGGGCCCGGTAATTGTTTCCCCTCAACGTTCTATAAGCGCATCAATTCCGGTGACCGCAAAGGTGCATGCGAAGCGATCCGCTGGTGGATTAAAGACGGCGGCCGCGATTGCAGACTGACCAAAGGCCAGAAGAACGGTTGCTATGGTCAGGTCGATCGCCGGGATCAGGAAAGCGCACTGACGTGCTGGGGGATAGACCAGTGACCATTAAAGCAAAGCTGTTAGCGCTGGGCGTTCTGCTGGCGCTTTTCGCTGTTACCTTTTACGCGGGTTATCTGAAAGGCTGGTATGCGCACAGCGACAAGGTAAACAGCGAGCATGCAGCGAAAAACAAAAAAGCGGAGAAAGCCGTCGCCACTAGTGAGCAGAAAGCGGCAGCGGCCAGCGCAGAAGGAAAAGTGATTTACCGGACCATTTACCGAGACGTGGTGAAATATGTTAAGGACCCGAATCATACTAAGTGCGATTTTGACGATCACGCTGTGCAGCTGCGCCAGCGAGCCCTCGATGCGGCCAACTCCATCAGCGGATTTGATGCAGGAACCGTGCAGGGGAGCGAGTAAAGCTGGAACAGACAGCGACGAAGACCTGCAGGCGGACATCGAAACAGCGGAATGCCTGCGCCAGTTACGGCTGGATAAATATCGTTGGCAAGCTTGGTACAGGGCTACGGAATAGCCCGTTTTGTTCCTCAATCGGGAGCGAAATCAAAACGGGTATCAATTCGGGTATCTAGGGATTTATTAAAAACTAAACACATTAAATACATGTGGTTATTTGCTGTGTTTTACTCCTATTATCGACACCATTTCAAATTCTCCCGCCATCTCTTTTAGGATTCGTTTGGCTGCAATCTGAAGTTCTATTTAAACGCCTAATCACTTTGGTTTGTCTCCCCGCCTGGTTTGCCATCCGTTCTGTTGTGAACAGGTCGAGAATAACGGTAAGATATGCACAGTGTATTCATCTCAGACATACGTTACGTCGTACCGCAAAGTTATGGAGCAGGACCAGTTGACCGGATTCTGGTTTGAACTCTGCCGTGAGATGTGCATATCACCAACGTTAAGATGGTCGTCCGAAAATCACCTTATTACATTTTGAACCGA